TAATCGGAACTGACTTGATGAGTGATGAAGATTCATTCAGAGCGTGGTGGTCTATGGACTTCCAAGAAGTAAGAATGATGTCTGCTTGGAAAATCGGAACTGCTATCGCATTCCCTGAGTTCTTCGTAACTAATGGTTTATCTTAATTGATAATCCAAAAAAATTATAAAGGGGAGTGAATAACTCCCCATTATTAAAACATAAACAGGTAAATAAATTTATAATACAATGGCTTGTAATTTAACAAACGGGATTGTTCTTGATTGTCGTGACAATGTTGGCGGTTTGAAAAATATGTGGGTTACAGATTTTGATAACATCACATCTATCACAAAAACTTCAACTGGTAATACAGCGGATACAATCACTTCAATTTCAGGATCAGGAACTTTCTATGAGTTTCAATTGATCAGACAAACAAGTTCATACACTAGCACTGTAAATGCTTCACTTGAAGCGGGGACAGTTTTCTATAGTGATGAATTAGTAGCTTATTTCAATAAAATGGAACAAGCGAAAAGAAACATTATCAAAACTTTGGCTCAATCACAAAGATTAGCTGTGGTTTTTGAAGATAATAACGGAGATTACTTCTTGATGGGTGAATCTTATGGTGCTTTCGTAACAGCTGGAACAATTGTTTCCGGTCTTGCTTTGGGAGATGCCAATGGATACAACTTAACACTAGGTGCTCTTGAACCATATCCGGCGAATCAATTGAGTGGCTCTTTAACTTCAATTGCTGTAGGTATCACAGTTCAATAATCAATAGATTAAAATTGACACGGGGAGATTAAGTTCTCCTCGTGTTATATTTATTAGTATGCTAATAATCAAAACAAATCAGCTTAATACATTGGTGGTGACAGTATCTCAAAATGCTGAACTTTCAAATCCACAATGGTTATTTAGTTTCACTCACATTTTCACAAAGGACAAAGTGTCTTTCGTTTTGCCTAATACATCATCACATCAAAACAGATATGATGAGTTCGTATTTACAGAAGGACAAAATACTGGTCAGATCGCCTTCCCTTGGACAGGAGAATATTTGTATACCGTAAGTGAACAGATAGCACAGATCCCAACGAATACCAATCCAGCATTAGCATATAATGTTGTTGAGAATGGTTTGGCTCTTGTTATCGCAACTTCTGCTGAGACAACAAATGATTATTATGTTGAATTTATTTCATCAAATGAAGATAACTCAAACTATCTTTTTGCTCCTGATGAATTAAATCCTCCAAGCCCAACACCAAGTGTTACAGCAACACAAACTCAAACACCTTTTGAGACCCCTACAATGACTCCAACCAATACGGCTACACCAACTAACACACCAACTAATACACAAACATCAACACAAACCAGCACGCCTACACAAACAAGCACACCAACTAATACACAAACAGCAACACAGACCAGCACTCCTACAAATACTCCAACTCCGAGTATTACTGCAAGTCAGACAATGACTCCAACCCCAAGTATAACAGCATCACAAACAGCAACACAAACAAGCACACCAACTCCGAGTATTACTGCAAGTCAGACAATGACTCCAACTCCAAGTATTACGGCAAGTGCAACAATGACTCCAACCCCAAGTATAACAGCATCACAAACGCCAAGTGTTACACCGACTTTAACTCCAACTAACACACAAACACAAACTTCAACTAACACGCCTACACCAACTCCAAGTGCAACTCCTCCATTTAATCCATTAACTCTTAATCCTATGATTTGGGTTGATTTTAACGACGCTTCTACATTAAGTTTAAGATCGGGTCAGTTCGTTCAATCGGTATCAAATAAGGGTAATTGGACTTCATTTACAGGGTTCTCACAAACAACAGCAGCTATTCAACCAACTTGGTCTGCTTCAACAATGGGAACAGGTATGAGTGCGGTTACAATATCAAATGACTTTTTACAAAATACAACTATTCTAACAGGTTCAACTTGGAATACCTTTATGGTAATGAAATATAGTGGATCTAATCCTTTTGGTGCTTTGAGTGTATTTGCTCAAGGTGGAGGACCAGTTCAATCTTGGTCTAACCTTTATGCACAAAAACAATTAGATAGATATGCCAATTTTAAGATTGAAGGTGGATTTGAATATAGAAGAGCATTTGATGGTTATACAGGTTTTAACACAACACACATCGCACAAGGTTATATGAGTAATTCTGCTTTAACTATTGTGGATTACTTTAATGTTAATAATTCAGGTCAAACAGAAACTGTTGTATCCAATAGTAATACTACAACAGGATGGCCTGGAGCAATAACAAACAATCCAATTTTCAGAATTATAAATAATGAAGAATTTGGTGCTTTAATACCAGGTGAAATTGGTGAGATCATGTTGTTCAATAAAGAACTTACATCAACACAACAACTTAATTTAGTAAATTATTTTAAAACAAAGTGGGGGATAGCTTAATATGAAAGGATGGATTAAATATGACGAACAAGAGATCCAACAAGCATTAGATCTTATAACTCAAATAAACGATTGTTTGGGACTACCTGAGGGTGAAACTACAACTTGGGATACAACAACTGCATTATGTTCTTTAAATGCTTCAAGTGGTTATACAGAGTTTTGGGGATATGTAGTTAAGATTGATACAGATCAATTATCTGATTGTTTAACACCACAACAAGTTGAAAGTATAATTCAATTACCAGAAGGGTTGGGTATATGTGGAGGTAATCAAACAATAAATTAAAGATATGGTAGGACAATTAACAATAGATCAGGTTGAATCTTTAAGTGGTAAAACTTATTCTAATGGTTGTTATTATAACCCCATACAAGACAAGAATGATAACTGGGTTATATCAACAGAAGAGATAGATCAGACAACTGATCCTAAGTTCTTATGGATTAAATCAATATCCTTAATACCTTTTGAAGGAAAGGTATGGAATTTCCCTTCAACTGATTAAACCACAAAAAAGATATATTTATAGATATGAGTGAAGAATTAAAGAAAGATAATTTTCTTAAGGTATTTGAAATGGCTCAGGCTAATGTTCCGATCATTGAAGAGAATTTAATTATCAATACAAGAACGCCATGGGTCTATTATGGACCTAACAACCTTGCACCTCAGGAACTTATTAGATTATACAATTCAAGTCCCACACATAGAGCAGCAATCATGAGTAAGTGGTTTGGTGTAAGAGGAGAATCTATATCACTCAAAAATGGTGATGATTCAAGATTGCTTATGGCTAACTCAATTGGTGAAAGCGTTTATGATATCTGGCAAAAAGCAACTTTGGACTTCATTTTATACGGGGCAGTGTCCCTCAACATTGTCTGGAGAAAAGATAGAGATCAAGGATTTGAAATCTATTATACTGACACATCAAAACTAAGAGCTGGTAGAACAGATATGCATGATAGAATCAATGACTATTATTTCTCAGCAGATTGGGCTTTCCCAAAGAAAGAACCATTCGTTCCAAGAAGATTACCAGCATTCAATATCACATCAGAAGAGCCAAGTCAAATTTATTATTATACAACACACTCTGTAGGAAATAACTATTATGCAACCCCAACATATTGGGGAGCAGCTACTGCCATCTCCACAGAATTGGAGATATACAATTGGTGGTTCAATTCCATTTGTAATAACTTACAACCATCTTTATTTGTTTCAATCAACTCAGGTATTCCTGATCCTGAACAAAGAGAAGATATCTATAGAACACTAACTCAGAAATACGGAGGAAGTAATTCAACTTCAAAGTTGATGCTTACATTTGCCAATTCAAAAGAAGAAGCACCTGAGATCACACAGATTGCCACAAATGGTTCAGATAAAATGTGGATTGAGATGGGAGCAAGTGTGCAACAATCTATCTTAACATCACATCAAATTTCATCAGCAGAATTATTGGGTATTCAAACACCTGGTGCTTTAGGAAGTAGAGATCATCTAGAAGCTCAGGACCATTTTAACCGATTAGTGATCGCTCCGATCCAAACTGAAATCAAAAAAGTATTTGAGAAGTTATTGAATTTAAGAGATGGTCAACCAGCAGATATTGAAATCAAACAATTCAAGATGGTATCATTACCTGATGAAGCACCAATTGAAACAATTAATGTTGATAAGACAGAAGGATTGGATATAAATAAAAACGAAACAATTAATTAATTATGTCACAAGCATTAGTGCCGCAAAATATTTTGATGGTGAGCGAAAATAAGCTCAAAAATTTTACTGATATTGATCCCAATGTTACGAGTTCTGTGCTTTTACCTTTTATTAGCGTTGTTCAACAAACAAAATTAGAATATATTATTGGTGGAAAATATTATCGTCAATTATTAGATCAAATTTCTGGTTCAACATTAACCGATATCAACAACAATTTCTTACAATACTTCTGTCAACCCCTTCTTATCTGGGCTGCTTACCGTGAAGCATTACCTTCAATTTTTATGAGAATTAAAAATAATGGTATTGTTAATGGATCTGAGAATACTGTTACCATGAAAGAGATGGAGTGGATGTATAACAGAGCTGATGATAGATCACAATTCTTTGAACAAAGATTAATTGATGAGGTAATCTATAATAGCGGAAACTATCCTTTATGTTTCAACTATAATACTTCTGATGGTTTGTTTCCACATCTTGGAAAAAATTACTTCTCAGGATTACAATTAACGAATGGTGGTAGACATGGAACTTATGATAACATTCCAAGAGGAATGCCAGTCTTTGCCGATCCAACATTTTATTGTTGTGGATTTTAATTATGAATAACGAATTATTACTTTTAATATCAAACACCTTTACCGGTATCGCAGCGTGGTTTGTTTCTCGTAAGAGACAACAAGCAGAAACTGATAACCAAGTTCTTAAAAACTTGGAACTTGCTGTTAACCTGTATAAGGGAATAATTGACGATTTGAAACAAGAAATCCATGACTTGAATATAAAGGTTCAGGATTTGGAGAAGAAAATAGACGAATTGCACGAAGAAAATAAAGCCCTTAGAGGATACGGAAAATCAATATAACAATGCCAGTAAAACCATTAGTATCGGAAGATGAAAAAACATTTATAGGAAGATGTATGAGTGAAGAGAAAGATTCATTTCCTGACGAGTCACAGAGATATGCTGTATGCAAATCTAAGTGGGATAATTCAATGTCAAAAGATGAGTTCAAGGATAATGAGGTATTTGTTTTAAAGCCCAAGAAAAACGAGAAT